CTACCTCTCTTTTAAATTCTATATCACGTGGAAACTTATCAGTTATAAATTGATGTAAGTAGTTATGATTTCCATAGATATATCTGCCAGAAACTTCTGCGTTTTGTTCTAACCAATTTTTTGCTGATCGCATATCATCAAATGGTAACGGTACAATATTATGACCGTCTAGCGATTTCCAACCAGTTTCTTTTTGACATTTAGTATAGAATGTCGGGCGAAACTGTTCTTTTCTATACACACGTTTACCATAGCTATCATAGCCACGATACAGTATAGAATTACCATAGCGAGTAACACAAGTATAAAATGACATTAAATCTCCTTATTCATAATATATTATACCAAACGGAGATGTAAATGTAAACAGTTATTTTACATTAATTCGAAATGAGGTCCATCGATAAATGGTCGTCGACCTTGAGATCTTCTTAAATCAATATATGCATTCATGGCGTCTTCTGATGTTCCTTCATAAGAACGAATATCTCCTTCTGACCATGCTGCTCCCCATTTAATAGCTACACCTTTTTCTTCTGCTGCTTGTTTAAACGCATCACATATATCATCATACACATTTAATTCCCATATTACATTTGATCCGTCATATGCAACTACATCAACCGCATGTGAATATCCGCTGTCTTGAATTAAGTGTTTAGATTTCATAGTTTGTGACCTTCCAGCAGCCACGAGTTTTTCCTGTTCTTCAACAGTACGTACACCATATGTAACGCCGAAATCGACTTTTGTCAACTCTATTGCGCGTTCAACAACTGCAACCATATCGGGGTGTACACCTTCTAATTTTTTCTTTGATCTATTTGAAAGATTAAATGCCATAAGCTTATCCTTTGTTCATGTTAATAAGGGCGAGTTTCCCCGCCCATATTATTTATATATCTTCGTTATTTTCCCAAGCCCACGTAAATAGATTAGCTATGAATTTACAGATCATATCCAGTATCGAAATTTATAGTTTGGACTAGAATTTCTCATCTCTTTCATACGTGTTTCAAGATCTGCTAGATCTTGAGATTGAGACAAGTATTTTTCATTAGCACTCATAGGTGGACGTGAGATTGCTTTAAGCATTCTCCCGAAGAAATTCAGCACTTTTGCCATTGGTTTTACCTCCAGTATTTATTGAAATTTTCTGGGGTCGCTTCTCTTCTGGTAGAACTACTTCTATACTGACAGTAAGAATTCCATCCGTTAGATCTGCACCACTGACTTCTGCGTACTCTGATAGTCTGAACGATTTTGAGAACTTTCGACCTGATATGCCTTTGTGGACATATGCTTCATCATTTCTTCTTTTCTCTCTATCACCTCTTATATACAACACATGCTCTTTAAGTTCGATAGTAATATCGTCCTTAGAGAAACCAGCTATTGCTAGTTCAATATCATACTTCATATCAGCAGATTTAACTACGTTATGAGGTGGATATGTATCGTTTGCGTGATTTGTGATTTTTTCGAGTTCGTCGAAAAGATGGTCGAAACCTAAAAAAGCGTTTCTTGGGAACATAAAAGTACCAGTCATTGTTGCCTCCTAATTTAGCAAGGTTAATTTATTTGGACCCGTTAACGGCATCCATTACTATATATACTAGTTAATTCTTATAATCAATTATTTCCAATGTTATATTTCGGACAAAGTTCCCATTCACTCTTCTCGCGGAAAGGTATAATCTTTATCTGACGTAACGGAGCCTTTGAGTCTGCCTTGTCAGGTTGTTCTATCGTTATAAGACCCCAATCACTCATCAGCGTTGCAATTGTATTACGTCTTGCAACGTCATTCTCTTCTAAATTAGATTTTTTTCCATCTAATAAAAAGAGCTCCTTAAAATGCACGATAAAATATCGTCCTTGTTTATGGAGTATATGACAACTTTGAAATAATTTGTTTTCTTTTCTTGACGCCACACCAATTCTCGTTAGTGTTTCGCGTACTTTTAAAAAATCATCTGGCTCGTTCAGCGTAACCTCTAGCATTGAGGCAGGTGACCATTCTACTATATTATTTTCTTCCACCTTTAAAAACCTTCTTTCTCAATTCAGTTATCTGATTGTCCGTGAGAAGATTATGAACCATACGTGCTTTTTCATTACTATATCCATAATACTCTTTTACTACGTCCAAATCAGTAGCGACTTCTGGTTTATTCCATTTACTAAATCGCTTTCGTTTCCTAACTATATTTATAAGAAAGTCAAATTGTAAACGACTATCCAGATGTGCATACTGGTTCATTTCATTTGCCATCAAAACAGTATCTTGAAAGTAAGATAAACCTCTATTGACCATAAATGGGTTATATTGTTTTTCTGCTATATCATCAACCATAATATCTTTTTTAGTATAGTTAATAGCATTTAAATAATCAAAAGGACTCATTTCTTTCGTACCGTATCATTAGCTTTTATTACATTTTTCATAATTGGCATTTTAACATCAAAATGTTTACCTGTTGCAACTAGCGCTTTAGTATCTTTAGGGAAACATGCACCACCGAATCCAAACTGTCCATCAGGTCCAGGTACTTGCATATGGCTAGATCCTATTCTATTATCCATAGAAGTAAGCGATACAACTTTATCGTAATCAATATCTGTCTTACTACATAAATTATGTATATCGTTAAAGAAAGAAACTTTAGTTGCAAGAAAACAATTTCTGGCGTATTTAGTCATTATAAGTTCTTCTATTGAAGCTTCGATTGTTTTAAACATAAAAAATACAGTAGACCAAAATGCATAATCTGGTCCGCCTATTAGAACATGTTCTTGATTCTCAAAATCTTCCATCGCAGTAGCAGCAACTAAAAACTCAGGACTAAAATTAAGACTTTTACCTTGAGTATCTAGATATCTCCATCTTTCTAAACTTACAGTGCTTTTAATTAATATTGGTTTATTTATTGGACAATACGTTACAACATCTTTAACTATTGATATATCGCACGATCCATTATTAGAGCTCGGAGTTGGGACGCATACAATATATCCATCAGAATCATCTTCTATTAAATTTCCATTATATGCTGGATCTACTATCTTTACTTCAACGTGTTTACTTAATACGTTATGTACAGCTTTTCCTACAAATCCAAATCCAATTAAAGTTATTTTCATAGTATATTATACCACATTTTTTGTTATTCGTAAACCCTATTATGTGTATCGCTGCATCTTATGAATGTAGCACACTTAGGAATGTCTTTTAATCTTTTAGCTCCAATATATGTACAAGTAGATCTTAAACTTCCTAACATATCTTGTATGGTAACTTTTACATCACCTTTATAAGGTACCTTTACATCTTTGCCTTCAGCTGCTCTGTAATCTCGTAAACCACCAAAATGTTTATCGTTTGCAGTTCCTGAACTCATTCCATAAAATTTTACGAACTTTCTTTCTTCTACAACTCTAGTAACCTGATCATTAGAACCAAATAACCTTGTGTTGTATTTTCTACTATCTATCTCATTAGTAACATGGTGCGAAGTTGTAACCTCACCACCACCTTGATCATGACCAGCTAACATACCACCTAACATCACAAAGTCTGCACCACCTCCAAAGGCTTTTGCGATATCTCCTGGACTAGTACATCCTCCATCTGCAATAACATGAGCGCCCAACCCATGAGCAGCATCAGCACACTCAATAATAGCACTAAGCTGAGGATAACCAACACCAGTTTGAATACGAGTCGTGCAAACGCTCCCAGGACCGATCCCCACTTTAACAACATCTGCTCCATTTATTATTAACTCCTGTGTCATATCTGCGGTTACTACATTACCTGCTATGATAGTTAAATCTGGATAAGTGCTTCTCATCCCATATATAAAGTGACTAAAATACTCTGTGTAGCCATTTGCAACATCTATGCAAAGAAACTTTAATTTTCCATCTGTCTGTTCGTATACATTAGCAAATTTATCTTCATCTCTTTTAGTAGCACCAATAGTCATAGCCGTATAATTTCCAGGCATTTTGCTTTCTGCATCAAAGTGATTGACAAGATCCATAGCTGGTATCGTCTTATTAAGACAAGTAAACATTCCATTTGAAGCAAGTACTTCTGCCATTTCAAATGTACCAACTCCATCCATGTTTGCAGCCATTATTGGTACACCATAAAACTCTCCATCAGAGTTTCTAAACTTCATGGATCTCCACAAGTTTACATCTTTTCTGCTTTCTGCTGTAGATCTTTTTGGTCTTAAAAGAACATTGCCAAAGTCTAATTTTAAATCATTTTCTAATAACATGTTTTATCCTGGCATCGTAAATAAAGCTCTTGTTCCGTCATTGGGAGGTCTCCTTGCAAATATTACCCATTTTTTAACTTGAGCACTTAAATGGTTCGGGTAATTGTCTTTTATAAATTCTTGCATGCTCATGCCAGTAGTCCATACATCGTCAACTACCATTACTAAATCATCCGCATCAGGACTTTTGTATTTATCTAAAGCAGAGGCTAGAGATACTCCGCCTGTAGGAATTCCTTTAACTTCTCTAAATGGCATATTTTCATATTCCATTATCATTTGAGCAAGACAATCCCATTCTTCTGATCTAATTGCATCACATTCTATTTTCCATTTTAAGGGTAAACCAGCATGACTAATAAAGTCACCCGATGTAAATAAGTTTGCTCCAGTTTTAAACATTATATAAACTCCACATTTGCCATAATTTCAGTCAAACATGCTACAACATTAAGCTCATGATCTGCAACAAAAGCATGTTTGTATTGATAATCTGCAAGGATTAATACCATTTGTGGAACACCTTGCGGTTTTAGATGATCTATCATTTTATCATATAACCCACGAAATATCGCAGATGCATCAGTATCTATATTGTTTACAACCCATTGCCTCATCTTTTTAAAGTCTTTTGCTTTAAGACATTGAAACAAAACATCATAAGAATCAGTCTTATCTGTAGATACTATGATAGATCCAGCTACACTCATTCTTTGTAGCTCGTTAAGAACACGTCTCCAATCAGGAGCATGTTTCATAATCAAATTAGCTAGATCACCTTTTTGGTATTTAACTTGTGATTCATCTAATATCATACACACGCGATCTAAGAACTGCATGCAAAGAGCTGCTAAATCTTTTTTAGATGTATTAAACTCATAGACACCACAACGAGAATGCAACGGCTGAATAATTCTATTCTTAAAGTTACATGTTAATATAAACCTACAATTTTTAGAGAACTCTTCGATGAATCCGCGTAAAGCAGGTTGAGTTGATTGCGGGTTGAGGTAATCTGCTTCGTCAAGTATTATGACCTTATAGCCACCTTGTAAAGATACTGAACTAGCAAACTGTTTAATCTTTCCACGTAATGTGTCTATATTACCCTCTTCTGAACCGTTAATCAAGATATAATCTAGATTTAATTGGTTACATAAAGCTTTTGCAACCGTAGTCTTACCAGTACCAGCTGTACCAGTAAACAGCATATTTGGCAATTCACCAGATGCAACTATCTGTTCGAATACAGACTTAAGCTTTTCGGGTAATATAGTTTCTGCAATAGTTTTTGGTCGATACTTTTCGACCCATAAAAAATCTGTCATTCACTTCCTCCATTATATAATTGTACCACACTTCGATGAGAAAGTAAATGCTTAAGATTGTAATGCTGTCTCTTGCTCTATATTTTCTACAAGTTGAATGATTTGTATGCATTGATCACGAAGACCACCAATAGTAGAAAGCTCTTCGCCTTTGAAAGCTCCTCTTTGTGTCATCGCATCAATCACTGCAACAGTACTCCGAGATGCCTTGTTAGATAACTCTTGTAGTTGCTTTAAGTTTGGTGAAACAGGTGCAGCTGCTGGTGTTTCAGTTTTCTTTTCATCCGCCATTTAATTATACTCCATAAGTTGAGGATTTTTCCATTGCTATCCAATATCGTAGCTTTTCATCACTATGTGTAAACTGCGATATTAGTTTAGAAGAGATTTGTACATCGTAATCTCCACTGACTATTTTCAAGTTATTTATGTTGAGTATAAAGTTGAATACTGCATCTTCTTTAAACTCACCATCTATATCTATAGAGAAAGCATTTGACGTAGGGTTATTGCTATCTACAACAGATAAGTTAAGGATGCCATCTTTTCCAACTATTGATACTTCGTTATGACCAAGAGTAGAAGCAGCACGCTTTAATTTATTTAAGACTTCAACATCTAATTTAAATCTTACATCGAATTGCGGCATCGTGATATCTTTCGATGGCGTTGTAAGTGTATCTTCAGAAGAGTAAAAGTATTTTATTTTAGATCTTCCAGTCGAATCACTGATTGTCATAAAGTCATCATCAAATTTTAAATTAGGTGTATCAACTAAACCCAACACACCAATAAACTCGTTAAGATCGTATATGCCTACATCTTTAGGAAACTCTTCTACTACATTAGCTATGGCTAAAACGTTTCGAGCCTCGCTAATTGTCTTGATAACGTTTCCTTGTTTTATCAAGATATTCTGATTAATACCAGAAAAATTTTTTAACACTGATAAAGTATTTTCAGTTAGTTCCATAATAAAAACCTCATTTTAAATTGTATAATAATTATACCACATATTTCGACAAATGTAAACCCTTAAGCAGCAATTTTAGAGAAATTTCTTTCTTTCTTAAATTCAATGGTGTCATCAAACTTACCATTTAAGATCTCACCTTTGTGTGATATAACAAAGATATTCGTGCCATCACCTAACGTATTTAATATCTTTAATAAGTTTTCTACACCATCATGATCGAGGGATGAGTCGAAAGTTTCATCAAGTATTAACAAGTTAGTTGATACAGAATTTTTCATCTTGGCTATTTGACGCCAAGTAAATAATAGTGATAGGTCGATACGCTGCTTCTCTCCTTCAGAAAAGGAATCATATGTAAATACATCTCTGTGTCTTGATCGTATCGTTTCATTGAATTCTTCATCTAAGTCAAAGTGCACATAAAAGTCTAACACTTGTAGATATTGATTAACAAGAGTATTCATAACAGGAAGATATTGCTTTATTATCTTTGTCTTAATACCAGTATCTTTTAACATTTCTGACATGGCCAAATTATATGAATATTGCTCGTTAGCTTTTGCCTTTTGATCATTTGCTTCGGTAACAGATTCGATAATATTTTCGAGCTCTGTCTTAGCTTCATTCAAATCTTTAACTGAATCAGTAGTTATTTCATCTAAAGTTTTCTTAACGAGTCTTGTCAGTCTTTCTACTTCTTTGTTATTATTTGTAATATCATTTTGTATGGTTGCAAGTTTACTAGCTATGGTAGAAGCTTTAGATAACTTATCTTCTACATCCGCTGCAGCATCTCGTAAAATATTCATATCATCTGATAAAGCCTTAGCTTCTTCTTTAGTTAACTTTATCTTATTGGCCCTAAAATCTTCTGTAATTGTTTGTTCACATGTTGGACAATTGCTATTATCTTCATAGAACTTTGCATTTTTTACAAGGGTTTCAATACTAGATCTAAGTCTAGCTTGCTTATGAAGTATGTCTGTCTTCTTATCACTTGACTCTTTAAGATCTATTTTATTTTGAGGAGCTAGTTCTTCTAACTCTTTTGTCATATCACTGTTTTTAATTACAAGATCATCGATAGCAGTTCGGGCTTCATCTATCTCTTTATTCTTTGACTCAATATTCTGATCTGTAAGTTGTTTAACGTCTTGAATATATTTCTTTTGTGTAGATACTCTATTATTAGCTATCTCTAAGTTGTATGATAATTCTTTTATCTCGTCTTTGAGTATTGATGTTTTTTCTCTTAAGATTATATTCATCTTTGAGAACACATTAATATCCAAAAGATCCTCGATAACATTCCTTCTGTGTCGTGCAGGTAACTGCATAAAGGGAATAAATGAGGAGGAACCTAATACAATTACCTGATGAAAACTCTTATGATTGAGTTTAAGGATGTTTTGCTCGAGGATCTTTTGGTAGTCTTTGGAATGATAAGATTGATTGAGCATCTCTCCATCTTTCCAAATCTCGAATTTAGTAGGCTTTATAGATCTTACGATCTTATATAATGACCTACCTGCCGAGAACTCTGCTTCAACTACACAATTCTTTTGATTTATAGAATTGGGTAATTGATTCTTAATTATATTTCTATGGGGTTTTGCAAACAATGCATATGATAATGCATCTAACATTGTTGATTTACCTGCACCGTTTTGACCGATGATAAGTGTAGATTTATTTTTAGTAAGGTCTATTTCTGTAAATGCGTTACCATACGAAAGAAAGTTTTTCCAACGTATCTTCAAAAATTTTATCATAATTTAATTGCCATGACTATTAATATTCCTACTAATAGAACGTTAGTTATTATCATTTGTATGCAGAGAATAAGATGGTACCATACCCATCTGTGTTTATATAATGTATGTATATTTACTTTAGGATCATCATTATCATCGATCTCTTCTTTTTTTATCCCAAGTATTTGCTTTAGGGTAAAAGACATTAAACTGTTTCCATCGCTTGAGCTTGATTCATAAGTTCTCGCATTTGTTTCTTAATAGTAAATTTGTCAAGGTCTGTATCAACAGCTTCTATATAATCATCCATGAGTTTTGGCGTATCATCAACTTCTAGTGTTTCATCTGCTATATTTGAACCTACAAACTCGCTAAAGTTCTCTGCTATCTTTAAATCATAAACATTCTGCATCTGTACTCTATCAATGAATCTATCAAATTCGAATGTATCTGATTTATTTACAACCACAATCTTTACAAATTTCTTATCTAATTTTGTCGTATCATATTCATTATACACTGTTTTTTCATCATTGTACACTATTTTTTCAAATAAAGTGTAAGTATTTCTTATCTTTTCTATTTCTCTAGTTTCTGTATCTAGTATATGAAAGTATTTAGGATCATGCGCATCTGACCAAAAGAACTCCATCTGTGCACCTAAGTACCATATGTTGTCTCTTTGAGAAGAACAATGAAAATGTCCAGTTAATACTTTCTCAAATCTTTCGAAAGATGACGCGTCCATGCCATGCTGATGTGTTATACCTCTCATCAGTTCAAAACCACTTAATTCTAAATGACCACCTAACCAATCAGCTTTACAATTATTAACGAAGTTCATAGACTTCTCATAGTTTTCCTGATTAATCCATGGTAATAGAGCCATTTTCAAAGAACCATATTCCATAACTTTTGGTTCCATTATAATGTGAACCTCATTCATGTAATGGCCTAAACATTCTTTTAACGAGTTAAGTTCATTCGTATTCTTAAAGTAAGTGTCATGATTACCTGGAATAATATCCATTCGCATGCCTTTTTCTCTTACTTTATTTAAGAAATGGTAACGATTATGATTTAATACTTTAAAGTTTACATACTTACGATGATCATAATAATCACCTAAGTGGAGTATCTGTTTGATACCTCGTTTATCACATTCTGGAAAAAATATGTTTTCGTAAAAGTCTTTAGCATTATCCAAAAATATTTGTGATGCATTTCTTATACCACAATGTGTATCATTTAATATCGCTATTTTCATCTATATTACCCTCATTCATTCTAAAATCTTCGACTATATGATTTGCATTCTTTATTTTTATAAATCCTTCGTGCACTTCAAATTTAATTGTATCACCCACTCCTACATTGATTTGTTTCATATATTCATGCGGGAGCGTTACGATACCAGATCTTGTGTATTCTATAGAAAAGATTTGCACCTTTTGTTTTCTCTTCATGCCATAAATTCCGAAAGATCTGAATCCACGTGCTTGATCCTTTTCTTTTTCTTTACCTTTTTTGCATATGTTTTTATTTCAGTATCGTGTACCTTCACTTTGTCTATTCTATCTTTAAGCGAATCTACAAATGCACCTACAACATAATTAGTTGCTTCAGAACCACCTTCTTGTGTAACAAACTGTTCTATACCAGAACTAGTAAGGTATTTTAATTTAATATCTTGTTGTTTCTTTTCTTTTGCTATCCTTCTAAGAAACGCATACCATGTAATTTGTGTGAAATATGCAAATGCATTTGGTTTACCGCTACGTGTAGCTGCTTCTAAGTTATAGTTACCTATAGCTTTAAGACAATTTTCTACCGCATCCATAACCATTTCTTCTCGATATGTATATCTAATAAAGTTAGCTTTATGAGAAAGGCCTTCAGCAATACGTAAGAAGCAATGTGCTACGTAGTCTGGTACCTTTGGAATTTCTTCTTTTGTTTTTCTAGCTTTTTCTACTATCGTACAATAGTCTACGACGGCGCCTGAAAACTTAGCATTATCTACATAATGTACGCTGCGTCTTTTTGTTCTAGCCATAATAATTACCTCGCGTTAATAATATAATTCTATCAAATATTTTACGTTTTGTAAACATATATTTTATCATATGATGTGATGTTTTAGGCATGTACAAATTACACCAGTATGGTATAATTAATAAAGATTACCTGGGAGAGAGATATATCCCTAGTGGAAGGTCGTGTCTTTAGGTCTAAATTTTATAACATTATGATTATTATCTGAATCTATGTCTGTTTCAATTATTTTTTTTACGTTCACTCTATCCATTTCACCTGTTACAAAATCACGGAGCTCTTCGTCACTCATATGAGTTATATCGTCGACGTCGAAGGTCGGTAACTCTGGATATTTAGCTATGTCTTGTTTAACTTTTCTTATGCATCGTGCATACATTTTTACTAATCCATCTGCTGGAGTTGATTCTGCTATCACATGCTCGCTGTTGATGGTTTGTATTATATCTGGATCCTCGTTAAACGCCATAAATGGCCTAAATGCTATAAGTCTTATACCTTGTTTCCAATCTTCTGTTTCTACGATCTTTAAAATTCCACGCGCAAGCATAGCGCTAGTATCGTCATCGTCCCATTCTAAGATCTCACAGATGATCTCTTCTCCAGTTGATAACCTAAATTGCTTTATATCTTTTTTACTCATAAATCTATCTCGAAGGTGTTAAACATAAATTTTTCTCTCTCGTATATTTTTAATCTTTCTTCTGCGTGTAGTATTGCAAAGTTTTTTCTTGACTTGCTACATAGGTTATCTATAACGTCGAAGAGCTTCGTTGGTTTTTCGTTGTCTGACTTTCTGAGTCCTCTTCCAATCGATTGTAGTACTCGAATTTGGCTTTTAGACGGCGATGCAAAGACAATGTTATGGAGATTACGAATATTAATCCCAGTGGAAAAAGTACCCAAGCTAGCCACGATAACTGCATTCTTTTGTTTTTCTACAATTCCTCTTATAGCTTCTCTATCTGAAGTCTGTGTACTACCAGAGACAAAAAATATTTTTCTTTTTTCGTCTGCTTTGTTATTTATCAACTCAAAAAGTGGTTTACCATGCTTTTCAACATAATTAAATAATACGAGAGTATTCCCCTCTTGATCTAAAGTTAAGTTTGCTATAAAATTATTTCTTTTTTCGTATGTTACTATATAATCTATTTCATCTTGATATGACCTTGGTCCAAATTCATCTCTTATCTTTTTATTATAATTTAATATTATTCTCTTTATGTTTAGCTCTGCTAACACTTCATTTATCTGTAATTCTTTTGTTGTCGTTACTTTGTATGTCTTTCCAAATAAACCTTGTAATACGAGTTCATGTGTTTGAGTACCATCTAGGGTACCCGTAGTCCCATATCGATACTCTGCTTCTGTAGCTTTATTCATTATATTCATCAACGACTTTGATTTAAATCCATGGCATTCATCACCAAATACTGCACCAAATTGACTATACCATATTTTAGGCAGTTTGTAAATAGATTGCCACGTACTTATGTAAATTTCTGCTTCATCAGTCTTTTCTTTTCCAGAATATATCTTATGTGCCATTTTTTCTGGCATATTATATTCAACAAAATCGCTATGCATCTGTTCAACCAATGATGTCGTTGGAACTATTACTAATACCTTTTTAGCTGCATATCGAAGGTACCATCTCACTAAGTAGTATATTATCAATGATTTACCTGAACCTGTAGGTGATAATAATATGGCTCTTTTATATTTTAATGCATGAAATATACCTGCAAACTGATAATCACGAAGTTCCCATGGTAGGTTTAACTTCTTAGAATAATCGTATATCTCTTCAGGTGCTATCTCATTCATATCATCAGGTAAACCATACTGTGTCTTTACAAGATCAACTTTATAGTCTCGTGATTTACATAACCTTAAGAAGTGATGATACAGACCAGCTGGTAGTTCACCGCTATTAGAATCAAATAGTCTTATCTTTCCATCCCATACTCTACGTTTAAACGCAGGCATATATCGGTATCCTGGCACAAAGAACGAAAAGAATTCTTTAAGTTCTTCTGCGATAGAATGGTCGCAATCTATGTGTAAGTTAGCGTGTGTTAGTTTCCTGACTGAAATTGTTTCCATTTAATTATATTGCTTATTGTTTGATGTCGCCATTTTATTGTGTCTACTATATCTGTTAATGTTTCAACTAGTGTTTTAAAATATTGTATCTTCTCTTCTGATTTCTGTATTTCTGGATCTGCATCATAATAGTAATCCATCTCACCTTTGAGTATCTTTAAACCATCAAATGGATCTGGATCCCATCCTAAATCTTCAATTTGTTCTTTATCCATCTTACCATTATAATATAACCATTTTTCTTTTAACAAAGTCTTTTGAGAAAACTCTGCTTTCTTAAGTAACAACTTTGCGTTAGCTAACTTCTCTAAATATTTAGAATGTAATATGGGGGTTTTTCTTGAGGATTCGTCTAAATGTGTTTCATGTATCTGGTTATCGTTAGCCCACTCAGCTAGGACTTCTTTCAAATCAATCATAATATATCTCCGTTAATAATTATATCTATACTAAATCAAAATAGCTAAATCTAAATGCCACTGTAAATGTAATAAATTCGGTACCTGTTGCAGTAGATTCAAATTGAATATCGCCCAAAGTTGTTGGTACACATTCTTTATAAGATATTTGTTTTGTTTTATTGTTGTGGCTTGACAATATAGAAATCATAATGTCGCTGTAAGTTGGTACCGTTTTCTTTACAAAGTTTCTTCGAAGCGATTTTACTTCTGGAACTGCCAATGCTCTTCTCAACCATTCATACATTTCGTTATAAGCTGTCAAGTTTTCATCAAGTATCAGCGTAATTGACAATTCGTTAAATGTTAATGATGAACCTGCAAATGGTACTCCAGCAATTTGCCTAAATGGCATCTCAACTGGATTTAATATCATTCCAGGATGTGTGATACTCTGAGCAAAGTATTCTAGGTTAGGATAGTTTTCTCTATCTATCGTAATCTTATACGAGGTAGGTTGTAAGTAGTTTAAATTAGTTGTTAGATTTGCCATCTTTTTCTTCTTGAAGTTCTTGTTTAATTTTCTTAAGTTCTTCTTCGAGCTCTTTTATTCGCTTCAACGCATCAGCCAATTCTTTAACACCACGATAGCCGTATTCCGTATAGTTGTCTTTGTTCATATCTCTATTTATACTGATTTAAACAAAAAAAGAGGGGCAAAAGCCCCTCTTAGTTTAGAAAAGAATTTTCTTATATTATGTGAGGATGTTATCCACTCTGAAAATTCTGTAGTACTGGTTAGTTCTTGCTGTTGCAAGACCATTAGCAGGTGCAGTTCCAACAAATGGATTAGAAGCCATACCGTATCTGGTTTTAAATCCGATTTTTGGTTGAAAGCTGTTTTCACCAACTGCTCGTACCATAGTTAGGGGTACGTATGGGCAATAGAACAGACCAGCATCGTATGGGTTTGTTCCTTTATATCCAACGTTGACATAGTCAGCTGTTGCATATGGGTCAATGTAAACTCTCATTCTACCGTTAAGTGTACCAGCAAATGTGTTTCCAGTGTCGTCTACCTGTAGGGTAGTTGACATAGCTGGTGAGTAGTCCAACATTCCGGAAGCTGAAAGAATTGAGGCAACATCTGATGAACAGATGATAAAGTTACCTTTACCTCGTCTTGTTTCTTTAGCGATTACGTTGGCTTCTCTTTCGAGTTGCACGATTAAACCTTTGAACTTTTCAACTGACCATCGACCATCAGCGTCGTTAGTTAGTGAGAAAAGGCCTTTAGTATTGATGTTTGCCTGACGACAACCAATTTTAGCTTGCTGGTTCAAGGTTCTGATAACTTCTCGGTTGATTTCAGCCAAGATTTCAGTTGACAATATATTTGCCAATTCTGTCTCAGCATCTAGACCGTGAATAGCTTTCAGATCTTGAGCAAGTTCTAAGGTGTATTCAGCTTTGAGCGCTCTTGACTTTGCAGTCACAGTAGCTTTCTCAATTGTGAATCCCATTTCAGCGAAAGCTTCGCCTGAACCGTCACCTAGAGCTTCAGCTTCGCCTGTAGTATAAGCGTCACCAATTTCTGGAATAAATGTGGCACCAGAGTCGACTAAACTTCCGTCGGCATCTGTATCTGTTACACCTGATAAACCAGATGGCCCTTTAGTTCCGTTACCGGTTGTTGTTGAGTCACCAGAAAAGTTAACTAGTGCTTCATTGAATAGAGCTTCTGTGTGACCAGCACCGTTGCTGACAGCTCCACCTTTAGTTGACTTATATTGTGATTTCATCGCAAAGATAAGACCAGTTGGTCCTGTCATTGGCTGAACACCACATACGTCGTAAGCCATTAAGTTTGGCATAGCTCTTCTTACAAGAGCGATAAGGACTGGATTCCAGTTAGCGACATTAGCAGAGTTATTGCTAGGTGCGGCTTCTGTTAGCATTCCTTCTTCGCGTAAAGCTATTTCCTGGTTTTCAAGTACAGCAGCTGTTACTGCTTTCTTGTGATGATCGTTAATGTTACCAGCAGACTCTTCATTGAGTACTGGGGCCCATTTTTCGATCAATTTATCGTAGGATATTGCAGGTTGCATATCTTGGACTCCCTAATTATTTTTTGGTTTGGGTTTTAAGAGCGTTAATGTATTGATCCATGGAACCAGAAGGTGTAGCAGATGTGTTATCATCTTCTTCATCTATCATAGTTTCATCGCTCATAACTCTCTTTTTATTAAAATACGATTCCTTAATGGTATCAACTCTTTCAGCGAAAGCTTCTTCGCTGTCAAAGTCTTCGTTAACCATCAAAGAACGAAGCTTATCAATTTGAGTTTCTGCTAAGTCAGCTGAAGCTTCACGTAGTATAGCTTCTCGCTTGTAACTTTCGAGTTCCTCTTGCATAGCGATAGTCTTAGACATTTGATCGTTAAGTGTTGTTTCCAACTCTTCAACTTCATCTGCTAAGTCGTCAACTAGGTCGACTTTAGACTCAGGTACTTCGATGTATGATTCGGTGAATAGATCTTTAAGATTATTCATGAATTTTTCGGCAATCTCTGTTCTGAGACCTGATTGGACAGCAAGTTTATTTTCTTCCATCCAGTTTTCAACTACGTAGTTAAGATAAGAATCTACCTTATCTACGAGTCCAGTTTTGGTTTCCGTAACAGCTTCAGCTAGTTCAGATTCGTATTTTTCCTCAAGACGGTCAATCTCTTCAGACAGCTTCGTCGTGACAGCTGAATTAAAGATTGTTTCGGCTTTAGATCTAAACTCTTCGGAAAGAGTTGCTTCGTTATTTACGAGAGCATCTAGATCTTCCTTCCAGTTACCTTCATAGTTGAAATCAACTTCGTCATATGATTCAACTTCATCAGATGACTCTTCAGCCATCATAGAGGAATTAAGCTTAGCAATATCTTCTCTTGTCATACCATTTAGTTTTTGGTAGATATCGTTGATCATGCCAGCTTTTGTTAAACGAACACCTTCAGTAGGTTGGGCTCCAGCATCTTTAGCTCCAGCAGCTGCCATTTTTTGCATAGGATCTTTGATAGCTTTATCTCCTTTGCGCTTTTTAGCAGTACCAGTAGCGTCTGCGGCCTTATCAACTGAAGCAACCGATGCTGCTTCGGCATTTTTCGGATCATGACCCATTGCTTCCTCCACGTTATTTTCGTCACCGTGGAGATCACCAATGACATCCTGATTTTCGTTATTATCAGCCATTATTTGACTCCCTATATTTTTTTAGTTTTAAGTAACGAGAGGAAATTCTTAAACTCACGAACCTGTGTTTCATACAGTCCTTGCCGTGGAGCATTTTTAATTTCAGTCTCCATTTTTTCAACAGCTCTTTGCTCGATAATGCCGTTATTCCAAACCCATTCTACACCTTCCATAATCCCATTAACAAATGCTCCAGGTGCAGATGGATCTTGCACGATATCAATCGCGTTAAGAATAAAGTCGTTTTTAACGTACATTGCGTCATTACGTTGCTCTAAGCTCCCCATACCACGAGTCGAAACGCCCAGTTGAACTCCACCTTCGAGTAAACCTTTTACGATATTCCCCATTGGAGTGTCCAATACTGTGGCTTTCCCCATAACATCGTCTCCCTCGAATACGAGTTCATCGATCTTATGCGAAACTTTATCTAAATTTACGGTCGGGCCTTCTGGGTGATTCAATTCACCAACTGCTCGACCTTTAGAAACTTGTTCTCCGGTATACTTACCAATGGCTTTTTCCATAATAGCCTTTTCGTAAATTCTACCGTTTCTATTTTTACTTTCTGCTTGCGCAAAAATTCCTTGTATAGCAAAAGATTTTTTGCCATTTTTCTCTTCAGTTAAAACTTGGAGATGTTGATCATGAAATTCTGATATTAGTTTCATATTAACCTCTCGGAAATTCTATTGAAGTAAAGTGTGTTGTAGTAGCACCTGAATAAACCTCATCATCAGCATCTTTCATCATTATAATAGGACTATTAGGTGCTATTTGAAATGATGTGCTTTGTGTATGATTAGTTATAGTATCAGCAGCTGTTCCCATTATATACAACACATTAGCTCTACTAACTTTTGATCTATTACTTGCAGTATTGATGTTATTTACTTTGGCGGTTAAAGGTTTGATTTGCATAGCCTATCCTTTATACTGTTTTAAAAATGTCATAATAGCTTTCTCAGCTTCCTTTTGTGACTTATACGCGTCAAGCCTATCACCATCAATGTAACTGACATATTTTCCCATGTCTTTCAATATCTTAACTGACATGCGTTTAACTCTTTTATTAAAAACCACTTGTCCTTTTGGTTTTCTACCAGCTAACTCTCTAATCTGTACAAAGTTCTTCATTTACATGCCCTTAGATATATTTATAATATTTAAGTTTTTAACTGTGATATTTATGTATCAGCCATCATGTGCGTCTAATTCTTCTTCTTCGTCTTCGTCTTCCTCATCTTCTTCGTCTTCTTCGTATTCAGCTTCATCATCTTCAACTTCTTGATCTTCTTCATCGTCTCCCTCTTCATCAGCTAAGTCAAGTTCGAGTTGTTCATCGTCTTCGGTTTCATCACCTTCTTCAGGCTCAATACCATTGTAGACTTGATTCGATAACTTAATCTTCTCTTGATCTAAGACATCGTTTATTCGAGTCCCCATTATATCACCAAAGACTTTATTTGCATTATTGTAGTCTTGGTCTAACGCGTGTTGCACCAATGCTGCCATTGGGTTTGTTTCAGTTTCATTTTCATTTTCTTCTGCCATAATTTACTCCTGTTAAAAAATTAATGTGATAAAAATCCTGTTGGTATAGCGTACGTTAAATTGTCACCTCTCAATATAGTTCCTTTATGGTTAATTCCGCTGCTACCACCAGTAAAGCCAAGCCGCATTCCTGCATTTCCATTTCCAGAATAACTACCAATTAACCAACCAGCATTGGTACCAGGAACTCTACTACCATAGTTATTACCAAGACTTTTCCAAACTTCACCAGTATCTGTGTCGTATGCAAATCCTAAAATAGTACCTACTCCCATTGTTCCTGATATACCAGTAGCACCGCCGCCTGGATAACGTGTATTTCCACTTTGATAAAGCATCGAAACAGTATTGCCGCCATAATTTGCTGCACTTGCTCCTGCGCCTGCGTCACACAATCCTATCATTAAGTAGTTAGTTATTGAATCGATCCTAACTTCGAAATATCTTTTACCAGTCATTAAAGTACCAGACATCGCAGTATTAATACTATTTGAAACTTGAGCATGATACTGATCTGAGTTAGTTCCATTTCCTTCACCTGATCGATCAGTAAGACCTGAAAGACTCGTATCAAAAGTTATTTTTTGGCCAAAAGCTATTGTCAATGTTGATGATGATGCTGTAGTTTTTATTCCATCACTCGCTAAATATCTAAGATTCAACGCTTGTTTAATACCAACACCTCCGTGTGAGTCTAAGCCAGTTGCAGCTCGAGTCAAAAATCTATAAGTTGCGGTTTTATCACCATTTGCATCAGCTGAACTTAAAATTATTTG